TGCTACTAAAGATGCTACATAGTTACCAGATGTTCTAGTTCCTAATGCGATATCACCCGTTGTAGATGCCACATTAATTTGTGATGAACCACTTACAGTACCGGCTGGTAGTATAGCTGCTACGTTACCCGCAATTACTGTGCCAATTGTTGTAATAGAATCGTCACCACTATAGGTACCGCCTGCTACTGAAGCGAGTGTTGCGTTATATGCTTGAACATCTGAACCAATTGCCACTCCTAAGTTAGTTCTAGCAGTGCTTGTACTTGTTAAATCTGATAAGTTAGAAGCTTTCGCTAATTTACCGTCTACTAAAGTATTTAATGTACTATCACCTGATGCAAGCGATGCAGATATCTCTAATAAAGTATCAAATGCAGCATTTGCACCACCGATTAAGTCGGTAAGTTCTGTTTGTACGTAAGCAGTTGTTGCAATCTTAGTAGAGTTATCGTTACTACTAGGGGTTTGTGCTTGTGAAGTGCCGTTAATGGTAACGTTATTAAATGTAACATTACTTCCTGTGCCTAAACCAACTACTGTAGCAGTAATTGTACCTGATGTGTTAGTAAAATCGATACCACCTTGTCCAGTAGTATCATTAAATGTTAATCCTGATTGATATGATCCTGTTGCTGCCTCTAAAGCTGCTAATCTAGTATTTTGAGTCGTGTTAGTTGTTGTTGCAGTAGTTATGTTAGACTCATCTGTTGTTAATCTAGTAGCAAATGAACCTGATACTGTGCTCAATTCTGAATCAGTAGCGTATGTGTTTCCTAAATTACTTATTGTAGTATTTACACTATCAATTCTTCCTGCTAATGAACCAGATACTGTAGTAAATGATTGTTGATTAGTGCTAATAGTATTAATAATAGAGCTTGAAACTGCTATAAGTTGTGCGTCTGTCGCATAAGTACTATCTAAGTTACTTATTGTGGTGTTAACAGTGTCAATTCTTCCTGCTAATGAAGAAGAGACATTTATAAGTTGAGAGTCTGTAGCGTAAGTACTGTCTAAACTACTTATTGTACTATTAATAGTTGCTATACCGGAAGCTAATGAAGAAGAAACGTCTGTAAGTTGAGAGTCTGTAGCGTAAGTACTATCTAAGCTACCTATTGTGTTATTGATACTTGTAATACTTGTAGCAAAAGAAGAAGAAACGTTTGTTAATTCACTATCAGTTGCAAAGCCATTACCTAAGTTATCAAATCTGGTAGCTATTGAAGAGGATACAGCCGTTAATTCTGAATCTGTAGCAAAGGTATTGATAATTGTAGTAATACTACCTGCTAAAGAAGAAGAAACGTTTGTTAATTCACTATCAGTTGCAAAACCAGTACCTAGATTATCAAATCTAGTAGCAATGGATGCAGATACTGCAGTAAATGATCCCGATATTTGGGATGCTATTTGTGCAGACCCGGATAGTAAGGTCGGTTTATTTAATACGTTAGCATACTCTACGTTAGAAGCTGCTACGCCTGTTAAACCGCTACCGTTCCCATAAAAAGACCCACTAAAGGATCCTGTCAGTGCGGCGTTAATACCTATTGGATTGTCAATTCTCATGTTATTCTTCTTTTATAGTCTTTTTGCTACGTTATTAATAAATATCTACTTATTCACTACTACACTCCCTGAAATATATGCACTAAATTCTACTACTACAGCATTACTTGAAGCTGAAGTTATCTTAGCTGGTATAATTTGTTCTCTTTGTGAACTATATACCTGTACTACTGGGAAATCCTCAGAAAGATTATGTGTTATAGTAAAAGGTCCACTACCTGTTATAGTTTGTCTATAAGAAGTAGAAGGTATATTTGTAAAGTTGGTGTAGTTTAGGTAATATGCAGGAGTTTGACCGCCTAACTTAGTAGAATCAACGGCAGAACCAGAAACTATGTGTCCGGCTTTGCCTACTACTACAAATCCTGAAGATACTTGTGTAAATGTAACAGTAACGCTGTTTAAATTTGCAACATTAACTGTTTCTGGTATAATTTGATTGTATTGGTTGTCGTAGACCGATACTAATACGTTTCTTGTATCAAAATTATGTGTGACTACCTTTGATGTAGCACTTGTAAAGGTATCTGTAACGGTTGATACTTGTGATATTGTAGCATTACCTCCTACAATGTGTCCTCCCTTTGCAACTACTACTGTTCCTGTAGATAGTTGGTTAAATGTAATAGTAACCGAGTTTAAATTTGTAAGATTTACATTAGCCGGTATAATCTGGTTATCATTCTGATCATATATACTTATAATTAAGTTTTTTGAAGAGAAATTATGATTAACTACCTTGGTTAAGGTACTAGTGAATGTATCTGATACCGTTGCTTGTTCAGATACTGTAGCGTTAAGGTTAGTCAATCCGGAACCGTCTCCTACAAAGTAAGAAGCTGTTACAGCGCTAGCTACATTAAGATTGTATAAGTGTGCACTTGACCCACTTACGATGAGTTTCTTCCAGTTTGGCATTCGTATTACTATTACGGTTGGTTACACCAATGTGCGGTGCCCACTTCCCTTTCGGGCCTATAATGTACATATAAATAGCAAAAGGACCTATTAAGGTCCTTCTACTCTCTAATTGTTTTTCTCTAATTCGTTTGTGAGCTTAACCCATATATTATAAAAGGCTTCGAACTCATCCCCTTTATAAGTCGCAGATCTAAGTTTAGCGAGTAGAAACTCGATTTCCTTTTTTGTGAACTCCGACTGAGCTTCTTGTTTACTGTTTTTTGCTCCGAGTTTATCTAATAACCCCATAACTTTATTTTATTTTTATACGTAAATGAATATATCTGATCCGTCTACTCTAATGTTACCTACGTGATCTGCTTCTGCAGTTGCTGCGTTTGCTTCAGTTCCTTCAAATACACCTCCTACATAGTAAGCTGGTGTTTGTGCTCCTGTTGCGTTAGAAGCCATGTTAGCAACTACTGCAAGACGTCCGTCATTACTGTTGTAACTAGCATCCCAGATTAAACCAGCTCCTGCTGCTACTGTTCCATTAGACCCACCGAATATAATACCTGAATCACCTGTTGCAGATGAACCAGAATTTAATAAGATGAAAGCATCTTCTACATCTAAGTTAGTAGTATTGATGTTAGTAACTGTACCTTGTACGACTAAGTTACCACCAACTGTTAAATCTTGAGAAACTGTTACGCTATTTGGTAAACCAATAGTGATTGTCTGTCCAGATGCTACAGCCTCTACTTCGTTAGCTGTTCCTACTACTGATAATGTCTGGCTACCTAAAGCAACTGTACCGCCGCCTGTAGAACCAGAGATTGATAATGTTGTACTGATGTTAGCTGTACTAGCTGCAGTTAAACGACCGTCAGCATCAACTGTAAAAGTTGGTATAGCTGTTGCACTACCGTAAGAACCTGCTGTTACTGCTGTAGCCTTCAAGCTAAGCTTAGCTGAACCGTCAATTTCGATAGATGTGTTATCTACATCTGCTGCAATACTTAAGTTATTACCACCAATAGTACCGCTAGATGTGATACCATCACCACCTGTAATACCAGTTCCTTTAATAGTAGCGTCAGCGCTAGCAAAAGAAGAACTAAAAGCTGCAAAGCCTGTAGTATCTGTGATTGTAATTTGAGCTGAACCGGATACTAAGGTTGGTTTTCCTGTAATATTAGCAAATGCTACTGAAGCAGCTTGTACGTCTGTTAAGCTTGCACCATTTCCTGAAAATGAACCGGTAATGGACTGGTTGGCCACTCCGTTTCTTGCATAATTTAAGTCGTTTGTTAATTGACTGATACTACTACCAGAAACGACGAGTTTTTTCCACTGTGCCATGTTATTTTTTTAAGTTATTTTTGCTTATTAATAAATATTCCTGTTTTTACAATCCAAAATAGAAAGCATTATCTATTCCATAATAAATACTACCTGTAACTGGTGTTGGGGGTGTAGAAAAAGGATGTAGTACTACAAGCCCTTGTTCATTTACCTTAAACTTATCATTTCCACCTACGTTTACTGCGAAGTAATCTGATACTCCGTCTAACTTAAGTCTAAGAGACCCTGTTATGTATATATCTGATGTTGCTGATGCGTAAGATCCTGTTTTATTAAAGACAGAAGCATCAATAGTAGAGATAGACTGTCCGTTTAAGGTAAAATTACCTAATACATTTAGAGATCCTGTTAAATTACCGGATCCACTAAGGTGAGGGCTTATCTGTTTCCACTGTATTAATGCCATCTTATGCTAATTTTCCTATTAATGTATATTCATCTGTAGAAGCAATAGCAAATCCTAGTGTATTATTAAATGTTACCACTAAGTTACCGCCTGATTCTACAATTGTATCGATTGCATCTGTTTCAACAATCATACCATTAATAAATACTTGAAAATTAGCTTTAGTAACTGTTGGGAAACCTGCTGGAGCTTCAGCTAACTGCTGTCCTGTAAATGTTAATGTTCTAGCCCCTACATTTACTTGTGTGTTTACAGTATTGCTTGTAATTACCTTCTGTAAAGTAACGTATGCTTTTTGTTCTGATGTCATAGACTCTTCGATTGTTGTTAAATTTAAAGTATCACTTGCTTTATCGTAAAATCTTGCTTTTCCTTTCACGGCTTGTGTTGTTGTTTGTGTTTCAATGTTAGAAACCATTTCAAAACCGAAATTAACTGCTGATTTAGAGTGAAACTTGTTCATACCTCTTACAGTAGCGTTTATTGAGTCAGGAACTATGTGTCCTAGTAGTTTAATAGTAAAAGTAGTCTTAACTGTACGGTCAGATCCGGTAGCTAGCTCAGTAGTCTGTGCATAACTATCAATCATTGCTCTAAAACTAAACTTTTCTGGGTCTCCCCAGTAAGAATCCGATGCAAAGTTGATAGCTTCTACTAGTTTATTCATTTGCTCTACATAATCTGTAAAGATTATACAAGAATACGTTATATCTACGAAGTCTGGCATAACAACAGCATAGAATTCCTTTACTTCATCTCTATTATTTAATAAACTGAAGCGGTCATACATGTTTTTCTTAGAAAACTTCTTTTCAAAGATGCCATAATTTAGTGGATTGTTAGCATCTAGCTTATTTCCATAGCTTCTATTCTTTTCTACTGAGTCTCTCTTAAACATTATAAGAGGAGCTTGTATCTTTCCGCCTTTATCTCTATAGAATCCATCTTTCTGTACAGCAGCCCATCGTTCTGGTGAGCCATATAGTAATGGTACCTCCTTTTTTAATCCATTTTGTATTACTGTAGGTCTAATTACCTTAGTAAAGTAGTAGAATATAGTCTCATCTATGTCTTTTAGACCTAAAGAGAACTGTTTTACATCATCATTCTTTACAGTCTTCTGTAATTCTCTTCTTTTATTATCAACAGACGGGGATTTACCTGTAGTCAGTAGTGGATCCACAAAACTTTGTGCGATTTCTAGCTGTGTTTTAGGTATTGGTTTATTATTAGCCATCTATTATATAGTTACTTTTGTTATTCCTACTTTTTCTGCTCTTGTTAGGTGACATTTAACTATAATTGATACCGAGCTTCCGAATTGAGAGCCGTATTGTGTAAAATTATAGCTACTATCCCTACCTAAAAACAGTTGATTCTCTACAACAGTATCTACTTCGTAGTAATTTTCATGCCAAAGTAAGATATCTCCTACCTCTGGTACTATACTTGTATCTACTAAGTCTTGTCTTATGAATGCAAAGGAAGCTTCTCTTGTTAAATCTGGACCAAAGTCGTCATCTGTAATTATTTGGTCGCCTCTAGTAATAAAACAGTTTAGTTTTACTGCATTCCAGAAGGATTTACTAAGAGCTTCCCCGTATATATTAGCTTCTGTATCTTCTACACTAAATTTATAGTATAAGATCTCTTGCTCAACTATGTCTTTGAGTAATTCTCTACCTATATTAGTAAGTAGTCCAAAATCTCTTGTACTTCCAAATATCATTTTACCTCAATTGTTTTAGGTGCGAACTCAAACTTTGTTATTTGAGGTATTTTACTTAATGAAACTTGTTTTAATTTAGCAAAAGCCGGTTCTGCTTGTTGTTTTGTAATGATTTTCATCTTCATTACAGCTGTATTGTTACTATCGTTATGTGATACCTGTGTTACTGTTATAACCCCGGGCATAGCTCTCATCAATTCACCGGTTTCTTGTATAGTGACATCAGGGGATATAGTAATTCTTACTAATCCTTGGTATGTATTATACTCTTCTTCGGTTAATATCTTAAGTAGTTTTATCATCCTATGTAAATAAGCATTGGAACACCTTGTAAAGTGTCATTTAAAAATTTAGCTTCGCTAGCTTTTGCTTCTAATAAGGATGTCATGTTAGTTGAAGCTAAATTAGCTCTAAGACTTTCTATTAACCCTGCTTTTTCTGTTCTAGCATCTGCTAATAAGTCACTTTGGTTTAATGTAGCTTCAGATCCTGGTACAGGTATTGAAGTATACTTACCTCTTATGTATGCTAGCATCTCTTTAGCTGTAGCGGCTGCGTAATTGTATACCCAGGCTTTAGATGGGGCGTTAAAATCAGAATATACCGGATTTGCATACGGTACGTTAGAAATATTTGTAATTATATTATTTGTATTTGTAGTACCCCCGTAATTAGAGCCTGCAGAACCTCCTCCTAACATTACTCCGTCGTCAATATACCTTTTATCTGAATTTTTATAGTATTCAAAGAATAGTTTACCGCCATTCTTAGGTATTGGAAATAATTTTAGTTGATTTGCTACTAATTCGAAGGAATAAGCTGAACGTCTTACCTGATCATTGAATTCAATTGCTTGAACTTTCAACATATCAAAAGATGTTGGCATTAATAAGAAGTTTACACCTGGACTATATGATCCAAAGTCAAAAGCATCCATTAAAGACTGTACACCTGTACCAGTACCTGCATAAGGGTCAAAATATCTTAATATAGCAGGAGGAGCTTCGTAGAATACTTTTCTAATTTCAATTCCTCCTGTTATACCTTGTTGGGTTGCCCATAAGTTTAAGTCGTAGTTCTGTTGATCAGGTACTGTATCTAAAGATCCTGAATATTTTCTTACAGTTCCACCTACTCCCGCTTCTGTACCATAATTCTTACTAATTTCGATCATTCTATTTAAAGAAGGACGAACTAAGGTAGCATTTAGGTTTATAGATGAGTTACCCCCCTGTACTGATAAGAAGTTTTGTTGTATTTGTTGTTGATATAGTTCATTACCGTACTGTGTAATTGCTTCTTCAAATGCAGCATAAAAAGATCCAGATGTTAATTCAACATCCATCAAAGGCCATCCTAATTTTATAGCACAGTATTTTGCTACTTTATCAGCTTCAGCGATAAACTCAGAATCTGTGTCATAAAATCCAAACGGGGTTTGCCCTGCTGCAAACTGTGATGAACCGTTCCATATCTGTATATTAGCCATTCTACTTTATTTTATTAATAAATAGTAACTATCTTTAGTCCCTAAAAGTTTCGTATACCTTTAGAACCGGAGCTACTATTGCGTGTCTGTGATTCTTTTCTAAGTTGACAACTCTAAAGCCTTTTACTTGTTCTTCTACTCTTGTTAAAAAAGAAAACCCAGTCTCTTTTTTAGAGTGTAAATCAATTTGTGCCATGTCGCCACATATTACCATTTTACTTCCTTTTCCTAATCGACCTATTACAGCTTCCATTTGGGAATGAGTAACGTTTTGAGCCTCGTCGACAATTACAAAAGAATCAACAAAAGTCCTTCCTCTCATAAATGCAAATGGTACAATTTCTATCTTACCGTTATCTAAGTCTCTATCTATCTTAACCTTATCATAAAGCATGTATAGATTGTGATAGATGGGTGCTAACCAAGGATCCATCTTCTCTTTAATATCTCCTGGTAAGAAGCCTATATCCTCCTTGGAAACGGTTGGTCTTGTAATAACAATACGTTCTACTTCTTTATTAAATAACATATCTAGAGCTGCTTGAGCTGCTACTAATGTCTTTCCGGAACCTGCCATACCCTTTATAACTGTTATCGGGTTTTCTATAATTATAGACTTGGCGATCTTTTGCTCCTCGTTGAGCTGAATGTTAAACTTGATTGGATACTTAGGTTTACGTTTTTCAACATACACCTCATCAGTGTGTGGTTTTGATGTCATAGATCTTTATTTAATAAAACAACTCTTTATATGTTTATAAATAGACGATAAAGACCTATATAAACAAAAAAAGAGGCCCGAAGGCCTCTCTCTCTCTATTATTCTATCCTAGATTAGATTTGCTCTAAATCTGTGATAAAGATCTTACCATAGAATTCTGGACGGATCATTTTCTTAGCGTAACGAGTCATCAAACCTTTACGTGGAGTAAATGTTTCTGGATCGTACACTAATGGAGTCATCATTAAAGGCACATAAGGAGCGTAAACCGCACCAGCCTCTAAGAATTGACCACCACGGAAGCCCATTAAGATGGTATTCTCAGTCATGTAAGGGTTTTTGTAAACCTTGAAACGACTGTTTAAGTTACCAACTTTTTGAACACCCATTGCAAACTCCATTTTGTCGCCGTTTGTATCAGCAGCATATCCAGGAATTGATTCCAAGATAGTTGCTACGTTTGGAGAACATACTAAGAAGTTAGCACCACCACGTAATGTTTTTTGGTGAATTTTGTTAGATACTTTTTGAATCTTAGTACCTAAAGTTTGGAACCACTGACCTTGTGTGTTATAGAAATCAGAAGTTGAAGTAGTCCAAGCTGAACCATTCCATACTTTGTTATTCTCTACAGACCATTTTTCAGTAGTACGAGCATCTTGAATCAACATGTCGATCAATTCTAAATCGATCTCCATAGAGATATATTCGCTCAACAATGAAGTCAATTCAGCTTCAGCATCAATGCTATGGTAAGCATTTAAGTCTTGAGCGAATTCTGGAGTCCATTGTGCTTTCAATTTACGAGTTTTAGCAACTACTGCCTCAGAACGTAATTGAACGTCAATTTCAGGGATTGTGATAGAGCTATCTACCGCAGCTGAAGAGTTAGCTTCGAAATCACCACGAGCGTTATCAACTGGTTGTTTGTGGTAAACTACATCGAAGTTAGAAGTACCAGCAGAACCTGTATCAGCTGCTACTTTAGTGATAGCTGAACCTAATACTACGAAAGCTACAGTTGATGTACCGTTTGTAGTAGTGTAAGCTTTTAAAATATTTGCGTCTAAGTTAACAGAAGCAGATAATAAAGCAAAAGCACGAACACCTTTAGCGTCGAAGTTAGTTGAAGATGGTAAAGTTGCAGTTACTACTACGTAGCTAGATGGGTTAATACCGCTTTCATATCCGATAGAAGCTGAACTAGCAGCAGATACTGTGTAAGCTACGTCTTCTTGAGTCTTTGTGTTCAAAGAGTAAGAGAAACGACCTACGCCGTAAAGACCACCTGTAGGATCAGTATCTAATGTATCCAAAGTACCATACATGTTATCACCATCCGCGAATGGAGCTTTTGAAGTACCGTATTTGAAATCAAGATAGAATACAAGACCTGAAGGTAAGTTCATTGGTTGAACTGATAAAAAGTCTTTTGCAGAGATCTGAGCGAATACTTTACGTACTAACGGTAAAGCAACACCAGCCCATTGTTCACCATTACCAGCAGTAAATGTACCACCAGTTCCGGTTGTGTTAGCTTCAGCAACGATTTGCTTAGCTTGGTTTTCTAGGATCATAGCCATGTTAGTCTTTTCTTTCTCTCCAGAAAGACCTTCTAACAAGCCTGATTGGCTCCACTTATCTGCTAAACGAGCTGAATCAGCTGCTTGGCTTTTGTAAGTGTTTGAGCTTTCCAATAATGAATTAATTTCCATTTTTGTAAGGTTTAATTTGTTTGATTGTTATTTTAAATAATTCCTGCCAATTTTTGCATTCTACGAACTGTCTCAGATACTTCGCTAATTACTCCTGGATTACTTGCAGTAGTTCCAGTTGCTTTGCTAGCGAAACCTCTTGATTCTTTGATAGGGTTAGTTTCTTTTTTAATTACTAAGCTCTCGCAGATAGTTTCGAATACTAATTTTACTTCTTTTACCGTCTCAGCTTTGTCAAAGGCAGCGATGACATTTACTTGTTGTGTTTCGGATAAATTGTTTGCTTTTAATACTTTGTTTAAATAAAGTAATTTAGCGTTTAATAAATTAACTTCAGTTAAATCTTTCTTTAAAGATTGAATTGTTTCTAAAGCTTCTTTCATTTCACCTACCATACCACCTTTAATACCTCCGTATTCACCTGGTGCTGCTGGTAAGTCTTTTTCTTCTTCTTTTTCTTCTAAAGACTTGTATTGGAAGTCATCAGCATGTGAACCCATTTGTGAAGCTGCGTTCCATTTGCCTAATTCTGCACCTTTTGCATCTTTAGCCATCATGTAGCCGTTTTCATCAGCAAATTGAGTACCTTGAGGGAATGATTTTTTCCATTCTTCAAAGTTATCGAACATTCCTGCTCTCAACTCAGTTAACTTAGCTTCTAATTCAGCAATTTGTGTTTCTTTAGATGGACCTGCTTCTGCTTCTGGAGCCATTGCTCCTTCTTCTTTAGCTGGTGCACCCATTCCTTCTAATTCTTTTAAAAGTTCTTCTAGGTCGATTTCTTCTCCGTCCGCAACATCTGGTGCTGGGCCTTCTAAGTCATCTCCTGCTGGCATTTCTTCGCCAGGAATTTCTTCTCCTGCTGGAGCGCCTGCTCCCATTTCTTGAGCGATAATATCGCGGATTAAAGTTTTGAAGTCTTCAACTGATAAGTCGCTTACTTCTTTATCTTCATCAGCATCCATCTCTCCTTCTGGAGCTTCTTCACCTTCCGGTGCATCTTCTGCTGCTGCAGCATCGTCTTCAGATTCTTCTGAATCATCCTCTGCTGCTTCACTGAATCCTAAGTCACTTTCTGCTACTAATCCTTCTTCTGCAATTACCTCTTCAGAACCTTCTAGTTCTTGAAGTTTAGCGGCTAACATATCTTTTAAATGAGGAGTTAAACTCTCTTCTAAAGATTGTTTTGCATTAGCGATAGCGGCTTCACGGACAGATTTGGCTTCAGCAATAGCTTGCTTGAATAAATCTTTGTTTGCCATTTTACAATAAAATTGGTGTGGTTTGTACGATTATTAAAATCGTAATAGAATTTTGTAGTGTAGATACCGTATAAGAACGGTATATTTGTATATAAATATATACTATTTTCCGAAACCGGTTAATTACTAGAAAAACTTGCTTATGTACTGTTTTACTTCACTACCTTTAACAGCAGCTAGAGCACCTTCTAAACTAGCTAAACTAATATTTTTAGCCTGCAATGCTTTTACAGCTGTAACACCAGAAGCGAGTAAGAAGATTGCTACTATTACGTGGAATATAGCGTTAGATATGTTATGAGCTTTTTTAGGATCTTTAACAAACTTATGAACGATTGCTTCAATAGGTCTAACATATAAATGATGTAATTTATCCGCTAATACACCCATATCTTGGAAATACTTTTCAGCAGCAGATGGGTCTTCTGGTTTATCACCGAATATTTGTCTTACTAACTTAGAAGCGTTTCTTCCTAGACGTGCAATTAAACCTAGTATAGCAGGTAATGCTACTATAAGACTTGCTGTAGTGAGAAGACCTTCTTTAGGGTCATCTGCTTTATCAAATTCTGCATTAATACCGTTAGCAAGTGTTTTAAACTCGCTACCTAAGGCTGCTGCTAGTTGATCTATTTTGTTGTCGTTCTCTAGTATAATTGCTGTTAGTTTCATTACGCTCTTAATATGTCGTTTATAATGTTGTCTAATTTACTAAATTTAGACACAGATTGTATGCTTTCGTTTAATGAGATTGGATTCATAAATGCTCCATGAGTAGATGGATTAGATACGAAATCCCAACAAACTAGTTCAAAATCTGGTTGTACTTCTAGAGTACCTTCGTTAGTTTGTTGAACAGATCCTGTACCTCTTGAAGAGATACCTATAGTATGGCCGGCTTTGATAATTTCTTTTACAATGTTACCTGATGGTGTGTTAAGAAGTTCTACTCTACCCATTAGTTCATCACCCTTCCACCATAATTCTTTTATGATATGAGATGCGTTCTTTAGAGATACTAAAGCAGATTCCGGATGATCTAATTCACCGTATGCGTTACCGTTTTTAACAAACTCGGTTATATACTTATCTACTTCGCGTAGTAGTATTTGTTTATCGTAAACACGTCCGTTCTGGTTTTTAGCTCCAGCACGTTGCATAATACCTTCCACTTCGTATACTCCAGGTCTTTCCTTAGATTCTCTAAGAATAGGTCTAAAGGTTTGTACTTCTACTAATAATGCCATGCTTATTTCTTTTTTATAATTTTGCCTTCTTTCATCGAAAACATTGCTCCTCTAGAATTACCTGCTGAGTATCCTAACTGCTCTAACTCTTCTGGAGATAAACGTCTAGATTTCGGAGTTTCTATAGCAAAATATTTGGCCATTACTGGTTTTAAATCTTCTTTAAATGCACTAGATACTGCAGGGGCCATAAATGAACCAATTTCTTCATAAATACCTTCTATATTTTCTCTTGTATCTAAATACATTTTTTCAATCTTAGCAATATGTGCTGCTAAATCGGTAGCACCTTTTCTAATTCTTGCTGCTAAGTCTTGATTGTCTGGGTTCTCGTAGTTAATATACTGCTCTAATTTCTCGGCTGCAGCTTCATTTAATGGTTGCTTATCCTCTAATAAGTTAACAATAATTTTTTTCATAGCTTCTTTTAACTCTGCTTTTTTCAAACCGTTAAAAGTGTCTACTTTGTTATTATCTTTAGCAGTTACCATTTGATCATGTTTGTCTACTTTAGTAGATTCTTTAGCCATAAGGTTTAAGTAGTAGTTACAATCTTTCTCTAAGTTAGCCATTGCTTTCTTTTTAGCTTTTTCGTATTCCTTCTCTTCTACTTTACCGGCTGAATCAACACCCATAGCGTCTAATTCAATATCAACTCCTCTACGAATAGTCTCTGGTGAGTAACTATCTTCTGATTTATTATCATAAACTACTTCTTTTACTTCTGCTATCAGTCCTCTATTTTTAAAGATTTGAATACTATCTTCATACCCATTAAACTGAGTAATAAATTGAGGGTAGTGTTTTTGAGCATCACGTAAGAATTCAGCTTTTGTATATCTGTTTTCGTTTACAGCGTTAAACTTTTCTTGTAGCGTTTTCATTTAGATAGTCTATTAATTTTGTATTTGAAGGTCTGCTTGGACGGCTTACTTTTTTAAAGCCTAGCTTCTTCGCATAATTTGTTGCTTTGTTATCTTTCTTTCCTCCAAAAGCAAATCGAGTAGCGAATGCATCGTTTGCTCCGGGAGTGTATGTAGAACCGCCAACATTGGTTACGTTAGCTTCTTCTAGTACTTCTTGTACTAATTTTCTTAATTCGCTTATTTTCATATCGTTTCAAGTTCATGTACTAACTCGTAGTACTGCATAAGGTTGACTAAGTGGGTATCCCCTATTTTCTCCTTGTTTGACACAGGTTTAATAGCTTTCTTTACCTCTTCTAGTTTAATCTTAATAACCTTATCAGATACCTTCTCAGACAATTCTACTACCTTTGTTGCAATCTTTTCTAATTCTTCGTTTACGATTGTTCTAAGGCGAGTAGTTGAATTAACAGAAGTTATAAACTCTTTTAAAATATTTTTTTGTTCCGGAAGCAAATCTTTATAGCTGTCGTTAAACTTTTCTAGTAAGATTTTAAATGTAAGTAATCTTAAATCTTTGTCGTATTTTGAATACTCTTCGATTAAGGTATCTTTTACATCATCTTCGTTTTGAGCTTTTGAAGTTAAGTGTTCTAAAATTGTAGTTTTATTTTCAATTAAAGAACTAGGGTCAACATTATCTGCATTATTTTGTGTTTCTAATAAACAGTATAGGGCAGCTAATGCTTTATAGTCTCTTACTTGTATTGCAAAGAACTCGTCTACATTGTAGTGAGTTTTTATTTCTGCAATTAATTCATACTTTTGTTTCTTAATAGCAGCTTGATCTAACTTGCGAGAGATTTCTGTTATTGTTGATAGTATTGCTTCTGCTCTTAGAGGAGAAACATTACTGTTTTTTGATATAAATTCATAGAGTTTATACTCCTTAGCTAAAGAGGACTTTCCTGCGTAGAATTTCTTTAATACACTTAATGCAGGAGAATCTTTTTTAGATAGGGTATCTGATGCGATTTGCTTTACAAGCAATTCGAATATCAGTCCTGTGTTTTTATACTTCGAATGTTTTACTTTCATCTTATAGGTTTCCTATTATAAATATGCTTTATTCACCTAAATCTCTAATATTGTCTTCCTTTAGTAGATTTGATTCATCTTTCTTCTGAGTATTAAAGACCATTTCTTTAAGTACTTCTTTATTTCGATGGTAAACAGCTTTTGTATTTAACCCTTCCATTACGTTATCATTATCGCTCGGGTAACCGCCTTTCATTCCATGGCTCCCTAATGGATCTCTTCCTCCTAATGGATTGTCATTGGTATGGTACATTGACATATTTGTTCTAGGACGTCCGCCCTCTTCTCCTGGGTCAGTCAACCCTCTTGGTGGAGCTGGATGATCTTCGTACCCTGGTGGTACTGAACCTGGCCCTCCTCCTGAAAGTCTATCTGTAGCAGTTGATCTTCTACCGTACATTGACGCTAGGTCATGTGGTGTACCGTAAGATCTTCCTGATTGGGCAGGATCGTTTCCTTCTCCTTCTATCTGAGCTAATCTAAAGTTCCTCTTGAAATCTTCTCTAATTAACTCTCTCATCTCATTGTACTTATCTTCTGATAAGTGGAAGATATTATCGTAAATATAATCTGTTGAGAATAATTTAGTATCTATCATCTGAGCTGCTAAGTCAATCTTCTCTTTCATTAAAGCAACTCTTTCTTGTTCGTAAACAATAGAAGGATTTGTTAATTTAATTTCAAAGTTAACTAACGATTCACCGGTAAAGCCTTGAGCATATAAATGGACTAATGCAATCTTTGTTAACTCAGATTCCATAATCTTTTGTACTCTCTCTACTGTTCTAGCAAAACGAATATCTTCTGCTGCTAAAGTTGCTTTACCGTTTAACTCTCCTTCATATCCGAAGTAAGCTTTAGGTATCTTTAATGCAGCAAATAATTTATCTCTTAAGTAAACAACGTCGTTTGTTCCGTCGTATTCTAAACCTTTTGTAGTCTCAATACGAGTAGAAGTATCACCTCCCCTTACAGGTAGGTAGTAATCTTCCATCATATTTTGTAGATTGAATCGTAAGTTATACTGACCATCTTGACCCATGTAAGGAGTCTTTTTCATAGTGTTGATAGTCTTTTGCATAAACTGTTCAACCTCTGCTGGTGGTATCTGACCTACGTTAATGTAGAACATTCTCTTTTCTGGAGCTCTCATGATACGGTGAATTAACATCGCATCTTCCATCAAAGTTAACTGTTTAAAGATCTTACGAGCTGGTTCTAAATAAGAACGTCCATAAGGTAAGTAGTTAGTATCTGAAATTAACCTAAAGTGAGCCATTTCGTAATTGTCTAACTTAATTACTTTCTTATTTGTATTAGGAGTATAGTTAGGGCTTTGTGAAGTAGCTAAACCATCTAAGTCGATCTGAAAGGTTACCTTAGTAGGATTTTCATGATCTTCTCCTTCATGTCGTGAAATATGGTAAACCGTATAAGGTAGTACGTTATATACCCCTAAACCGTCTGCAATCTCTAACTTTAAAAAGAAGTCTCCGTACTTGACCATGTTACGAGTCCATGACCATAGGTTAAATTCGATATTAAGTATATCGTAAAATAAATTATATAAAACTCGTTGTATATTTTCGTCAGAAGACCTAATAGCTAAAACTTCACCAAAATCGTTTTTTACTGTTGCTTCATCGGCTATAATATCTAATGCAGAAGCTAAAATAGGATCTGTATCCATAGCTTCATAGTCAGAGTATAACTGTATTCTTAGAGTTTGAAAGTTTAAATTCGGGTTAAATATATTTCTATTGTTATAGACATATAATCTACTAAACCTATCTATAAGAGAGTTAGTTTGGTATTTACCGGTTGTTTGTATTTGATTAGGATCGATTACTTTTAACTCATCACCACCTACGTTACGTATAAGTATGTCTGTTGCGAAGAGTCTCTGTAGTCTACTAAATAAGCCTTTATCTGCCATTTAATTAAAATGTCTTTAGTTATAAATAGATTCGTTTAAAATAACCAGCTTATATCTTCCTTCTGCTGGTCACCCATATCTATAAGATACGGATTATTTTGGTAGGAACCAACTGTTGATATAACAGCTTGGTTTTTTGCATTAAGATTTGAGAAAGAGGAAAGTTGTGCTCTAGCTAAGTCAAGACCTTGCTGTCTTAGTCTCAATGCGGTATCCCTTACGTATAGTGAGGTTGCGAAGGCCATCACTAAATCATCATTATAATTTATCTGTGCTTGGGCTTTTCCGTTCTTCCATACAAATACTCTCATCTCAAGTAGTAACCTTTTAGATTGAATAGTAACTGCTTTCTCCCTAATATACTCAATCATCTTTGCAACCACTAATGGACGCGTTTTCATTGACATTGTAAAGCCGGGAACGAGTTTCTCTCTTTCATATTTCGACATATACGATTCAACTGTATCTTGGTTAGAGGTTGAACTGTAGTACATATTCTTATATTCTCTTTCTAATATCTGTTCTATGGTAGACCACCCTATATTTGCATTTTCTACTACTAGAAGCGCATCATTGTATTCAGAAGCTATTCCTACCAAGACGTTACCGAATTCCTTCGGGGATAACTTCCCTTTGTACTCTGCTACCTGAACGCAACTTTCTATATCCATTACGTGAAACGTAGAAAAGTCAGTAGAGTCACCTCTAGATACGTCGGCTGTAACCATATAAGATTTTGTATAATCAGGACTTTCCCAAACCCATAAATTGCCATCAACTCCTCTTTTTTCTGCTGGATCTTTTTGATAAGTTTCTTCATAAAATTGTAAATCTTCTGGTTCAAATACGGTTTCTCCTGATGATAGGAAATCACAGTCACATTCCTGTGCTGCCATTCGAGGTCCTAAATCTCTATCTTGCATCTCTCTCCAAACCTGATTTCTTTCAGGATGGACTGTCCATGGTAGTTTAATAGGTACAAAGGAATTTTCAGCTACTTCTGCTTTTACATAGGTAGAGTGAAACCAGTTACCGATACCGTTAGGAGTCGATAGAGCCATACATTGACCACCGGTTGCTAACGTTTGTTGTGCAGCAGTAAAGGTTTCCTCAATGTTATCAATAAAGGCGGCTTCATCTATTAATAATAGTGATACTGCTTCAGAACGAGCAGAATCAGAATTACTTGACTTTGCTTGTATCTTTGAACCGTTCTTAAGCCTCAGTGAGAGTTTATTCTTCTCTACTGCATGTAGACGTAACCACTTAGGTAACTGTTCATACATGAATTGTACTTTAGAAACTAGGTTTCTCGCTGTTGCTTGTGTAGTTGCTAAGGCTAGTACGTTCTTATCTTTATGGAAGACCATCAACCACAAAGAGTAACCAGCTGCTAAGGTAGATATACCAAGCTGTCTAGACTTTAAAGTAATAAGAAATTGATTATCTCTAAATAAGTGTAGTACTTTCTCCTGAAATGGGTATAAATTAAAAAGAATTCTACCTCTTGTCGGGTGTTGAATATAACAATACTTCTTCATGAAGTACCCTGGATCTTTAGCACATTTTAAATATTCTTGTGCTATTATGTTTCTAATATCTTGCGACATAACTAATTAATTATATCTCAATCCCGCGAATCTTATCTAAAGTTCCGAATCTAGATTGAGTTGAGTTACTTCCTTCTTTTTTCGTAAATATACGACGTAGTATAATGCCGTTAATGTCTTGTTGAGAGTTTGTAAAGAAAAAATCACCATCTCTTTTTCTTATATGAGCATATAAACTCCCGCCGTGTTCTTGTATAAATGTATCGACAGGTACAAATTTACCGTTCTTAAAATTAACCGTGTTACCTTCTACTTCAAACTTAACTTCCATATCTCCTTGGTAGTAATAGTCAATAGGTCCTCCCATTGGTATAGTACCTTGAATTATTGTTTTTATAAGTTCTTCAGGTATTTTTCTCGAAACATCAGGAATAAGTTTGTTACCTGTTAAATTAACTCCGTCTAAGTTATTTGCCTCAACTCTATCTTGGTAGAACTGGTATGCATCTTCATAAAAGTCTGTTAACCATTCTCTTATTCCTGGATTAGTTGACGACATTGCTGTCATTCCTTTGATTCCTCCACCAGCTAGAGTTGGTGCTTCGTTTCCTTTAGCTGATACTTTCACATCCTGTCCTTTGACTTTCAGTATAACATCTGCATAAGGTTCTGTGTTAAACTCATTCAAACCATCTACTTTAACTGCAGTCTGAACTCCGTTGATTTCAATACCATTAGTACCTTTTAAGGTCTTAACACCGGGTACTGCATTTATAGCATCTATGATGCCATGCTCTTGTCTCTCTGTTGTTTCAATCTTACTGCCTCCAGATCCTCCAAATTCTTTAGTTTTTTGTAATGCGCTAAAGCTCACATCATTTCCTTCTTCATCTTTGAAAAAAGGGAATTGGTTTATTCTAGTACCGCCAATTTTTTTGATTGCATCTACTTCCATTGAATGAAATAGTGCTGCGTAAGAATTGTCAGCGTATGTTAAAATACTTTGGCTACCATCTTTAAATTCAAACGGTGCTCTGTTCTCTATCTTATTATCTATAACCTGTAATCGTGAATACTTTCTACTTGCATTACTGAAGTCGTCCCATTTAAGAACTCCTTCGTCTAATCTAAATCCAAATAAAGATTCAAAAAGGTTCATATCCTTTTCGTTAGTTAAATCGGGATATCCTTTCTCACATCTATATGACCATTCTAGTATTGTTTTTTCTACTAAGTTCATTTATTTCGGATCTTCTGCTGGTTCTTGAAATTCTACGTCTTCTCCTCCTAAATCTGCTCCGCCTTCTGCTCCTGCTTCTCCTTCCGGTGCTGGTTCTTCTTCTGCACCACCTGCTGCATCAGAGCCTGGGAAGTCTCCTCCACTAGTGCTACCTGATGATCCGCTGTCTCCAGCATCTTCTCCACCTTCACCTGGCTCACCGCCTGTGTTAGGTCCGTATTTAAGTAGTTCGTTTAATTTATCTAATGCTTGTTCGAAGTCTGCTAATTTATTAATGTAGTAACGTTTTCCTTGAATTTGTGCTTCAAAGCCCTTACCTGTCCATTTTAAAATAAAGTTTTGTTTGTTTTTTAACTCAACTCTAAATGTAGAAGGACGAGGTGCTACCCATAAAACTTCTTCTACGAATTCTCCGTATTGATTAGTAAGTAGAGATTCTACAGCTTGTTTAAGACTAGGAAATTTACCTAACATCTTATCTGTAGCAGTTTCTAATACTGTTTCTTCTCCTGCTTTCTCTAATGGCTTTTCGTCTGTTTTTTCTTCAGGCTTCTTTGCTGGTTCTTCTTTTGGATCTTCTTCTTTGATTAATTCTGCTAATGATTTATCTTCGTTCATTGAGCGTCTTTGCTTCATCATAGCATATTGACCTGGGTATTCAGTTCTTAAGAAATGACGAAGAGCATTAAATGTCTTACTTACAACTTCAAATACTTGTCTTGCTTTTTCATCTTTACGAATATCATCAATATGCATCAACTCTTTTGTTGAATCAACTGCAGATGATAAATTACGGAATAAATTTTCAAAACTAGGTAATTGAATTATCTTATGTCTGACTCCTCCAGTCTCCTGATTTACAAGATCTGTTTTAAAATATGTAGATAAGTCTTTATTAAAAAAGTCTTCATCTTTTATAGGACCGTATTTATCTTCTATTGATTTTAAAAAATCTTTAGGTAGGTCTTTTGGTTTTACTGTGTTACCTTCTTCGTTCTCGTCTAGTTTTTGTAATTCGTTTGGTGAATGTTTATGTATTTTACCGCTCGGTAATTCAATACCGTAGTACTTTTCATCATCAGCACCGTGTTCTTTATCTAAAGATTTTACAACTCCGGTTCCGCCATGAGACATTTTTACTTTGTCACCTATCTTAAAATGAGATTCGTTTTTTTTAGATCCAACTTTATTAATATAAGCATCGTCACCATGAGGTGATAATCCTTCTTTAAAAGGTCTTGGACAAGGTGTTCCTTTAACATGAGTATGACCGCATCTACCACAGTGTGTGGCTTTCTTTTCAGTTAATACTTCGAAATAAATTTCTTCAATAAGTTCTCTAAATTCAGCTTTATTCATTATCTTATTATTATTTGAAGAATTTTTCAAGAGCTTCAATTTTATCATTAGCATCAACTAACATAGTTAATGCTTCTTCTGCATTTTTATAATAATCACCTGTGGAATGATCTCCAATACCTACTGGATGTTCAGAGAGCAAATTCAAAGTCAATAATGCTTTTGATTTTTCTGCAATGGCAGATGTCATTAACATATCAAATAATTCCTTTTTCATTGTTTATTTTTTAATATCCTTGACGCTTAATAGAAGCGTTTACGAAGTTAACTGCATGTGCCATTGGTATATCCCAAATCTTAGATAATCTCTTTAGAAAGTTTAATACCATTGCATCTCCTTCAGGATTAACTCCTCCTTCCGATATTCCCATTCCACGGCTTACTATTTTAGCATTTTTTAAAATTGTAGAAAACTGTGGTGTACCGCCTTCAAAGAATTGAGGTAGTGGATTTAATTCGTCATCTACTTTTTGTAATACTACTATACCTCTTTGTCCAATTTGACACTCAAATTTATGTCCTCTAAATTCTATAATATCTCCAATACTGTATGCTTTACCTGTTATATCAACTGCAGTATCATTTTGAGCATAATCTTCTTCTTCTTTCTTTAAGCTCTTTTCCTTAGCCATCATCCCTTGAACCTTTTCGATTGTTGCCATATCTTTAGGTGTCATCTTCATCTTACGAGTAAACTCTTTAGATGTAGGGTCTTGTACTAATTCTGTTTCGTGCTTTCCCTCGTTGTTCTCGTATTCGTCTTCTAAATCTAATTCGTCTTCGTCATCATAATCTTCTTCTCTATCACCTGTATACCAACTCTGGTTAGGGTCATTTTTAGGCTCTTTTGTAAAATCGTGTGCTTGCCAGTTAAAGTTTGGATCGGTAACTAATGCCGGGAATTTAACCGGTTCTGTATGTGTTGGATCTTCGTTAAATGCAATAGATATGCCATGTGATCTATCTCCTGAACCTCCATTCATTACATCTAGTAATTCATAATAGTCCATTCCCCCAAATTCTCCGTATCCTTCATAGTTACTTTCTGCGTACTTTTTACCCTTATCGTCAATCATATAAACAACTCGTAACGTATTTTCTTTTTCAGAGCCGATCTGCTGATTTGAATCTTGAGTGTACCATGAAAATTGACCTTCGTTAACTACTGCTTCGTTCATATCAATATTACTATCAATTACTTCGATGTTTTGAGTACCAAAGTCCATCTCTAAGTCGTATGCAAGTTCTGGGTTAGTAAAATAATACGTGTCTGATCCGTTTATATCTACTGCTTTACTATAAGCAGGATTATCTTTAATAATTTCTAATGCTCTTTTTGCATCTCTAACAGCTACTTTAATATAGTAAGTACCTTCTGGTGCTTCGGCTAATTTTGTTCCGCGGCTAGGTTTCTTCAATGCATACATTTTATTTCTAGCTTCATCTCTTTCTTTTGGGGTCTTTGAAGTATCGTTAGCTATAGCTTCTAGATCTGCAATAGATTGTACTGCTTCTTCTTTTACTGTAGCTTTTTTAATAGCTTTATCTTTTACTCCTTTGTATTCTGCTTCTGGAGATTCAACATCACCATCTTTATCAAAATCTTTTTTAGCCTTTACTGCTTCTTTCTTTACAGGAGCTTTTCTAGCAACTGTT